TAGCAGCTGAAAAGAAGCGTCGTGCTAAACAAAAGGCTGATGCTGCTGCACTGTTAGCAGCTGAAAAAAAGGCTGCTGCTCAAAAAGCAATATTGGCTAAAGCTGATTCCATGTTTAATTTAGATCAAATTCAGATTGAAGCTGCGTTAAAGGGTAAGATCTCAGACAATGAAAGATTACGCCTAGAGTTACAGCGTGCAATTCTCAACGAGGATTTTGAACTAGCAGATAAGTTACAGAAAAAACTAGAGGCATCACAGCGGGCTATAAATGCGTTACAAGGCCAACTAAATGCTATTAAGCCACCCATTGACCCTTTTGCCGAAACACTTAAAACTCTTGAAGCCGTTGCTGCGATTTTAGCAAAAATTAGTGGCATGCCTATTACGCTTGACCCTGGTAAAAAAGGTGGGGGAATACTTGGTTTAGAACCAGAGGATCTCCTTATTCCACCATCAGTAACCAAAGTTACAGGCGACCCAATTCCAGTTGTAGTTGTTCCAAGTCCAACTCCAATTCCGATTGTAATTCCAGATACAAATATTCCTACGAGTGGTATGGGTACTGGGCCTTTCTATGGTCAGCCACTTCCAGAATATATGCGTAGTTCTGGTAATACTCAGATAACAGTAATAGTTGAAGGCAACGTATTAGATGGCGATGACTTTACTGAAAAGGTAAACAATGCGTTACTAGATGCTAATAGAACAGGTATGCCTCAAACGCCTGCAGGGTTCTTAATCGGATGACAGTACCTACGATTAACGCGGTTATTAACTTTTCTACTGGCCCTAGTTTTGCACAGGCTTTAATTCTAGGAGAAGGCATATTAGGTACTAATATTCTCGCAGACTCAGCTGCAGTTATCGTAGATGTTAGCGATGTAGTAGATAGCGTAAGTATTAAGCGCGGCCGCAATCCGCAAGCAGATGAGTTCCAGACTGGCACAATGACCCTGCGCATTGTGGATCAAAATGGAGACTTTAACCCACAGAACCCGTCTAGCCCTTATTTCGGCTTACTAGATCCGATGCGTAAAGTATCTATATCGGCTACTTATAACGGCACTACCTATCCAATGTTTTCAGGGTTTATTACAAGCTATACGACTACTACGCCAAAAAACGCTAACGATGTAGTTTATACAACCCTTACAAGCGTTGATGCCCAGAGACTGGCTCAAAATGCCCAAATTAGTACCGTTACAGGTGCGACAGCAGGCGATCTAAGTGGCACACGCATTAACGAGATCCTTGACCAAATTGCATGGCCAGCATCGATGCGTGACGTAGATGCAGGTTTGACCACTATGCAGGCAGACCCTGGCACAGCTCGCACATCTTTGGCCGCATTACAAACCGTTACAAATAGTGAGTACGGCGCGTTCTACGTTGATGCATCTGGATCTTTCGTATTCCAAGATCGATCAGTAACTACGGCAAGCATCGCTGGTACACCTACAGTATTTAACGATAACGGCACAGATATTGGGTATGCAAATGCCGTATGGCGGTTAGATGACACGCTTGTATTTAACCAGGCTAACGTGACCCGCACAGGTGGCACAGTTCAAAATGCTACTAACGCAGCTAGTGTGGCTAAGTATTTTGCCCATACTTACAATATTCAGAACTTGCTTATGCAGACCGATGCGGTAGCTCTGGACTATGCCCGTGCTTACGTTGCTAGTCGAGCTGAGACTAGCGTTCGATGCGATGCCATTGAGCTAGACCTATACACAGACAATTACAACACAGGAATAATTGCAGCCTTAGACTTAGATTTTTTTGACCCGGTAACTATCACTACCAACCAGCCAGGTGCATCTACCCTTACAAAAACCTTGCAGGTATTCGGCGTGGCGCATAGTGTCACACCGAATAAATGGCGTACAACCTTTACTACACTTGAACCTGTTATTGACGGGTTTATATTAAACTCAACCCAATATGGCGTACTTGATACGTCTGTATTAAGTTACTAAGGAGATAAAAAATGGCTGCTGGACTCGGACTAAAAACGTTCGTTACGGGGGACGTCCTAACTGCTGCAGATACTAATGGCTACTTGATGCAAGGTACGTGGGTGTTTGCCGATGCAGCAGCCCGTACTGCTGCAGTAACTAGCCCACAAGAAGGCAATATGTCCTACCTTAAAGATACTAACTCTGTTGAGTATTACAGCGGATCAGCTTGGACAGCTGTTGGATCAGGTGGATTAACTAAAATTTCATCTGGAACATTTACAGGAGTTTCATCTATAAGCCTGCCTACCAGTTCATTTTCAGCGACTTACACTAAATACAGAGTTGTATTTGATTTCAACGCAACATCTGGCACAGCGACAGTAACGTTAAGAACAAGAACATCAGGTTCAGATAACACTGGCAGTATTTATTACTACGGCGGCATTTATATTGCAACTACGGGTGGCTTAGTTTATCCGCAAGGTGCGGCACAAACATCAATAGGCTTAGGTATGACAACTGGAACAATTAGTCGAGCATCTTTTTCTATTGATGTGACTTTTCCATTAAGCGCAGGAGTCGGTCGTATGGCAATAATGGGATCGAACGACAATATGGGAACAATGAATATAGGCGCATGGACAGACTCAATCGCCTACGATTCATTATCCGTTTTAAAATCTGCTGGCACTTTTGGCGGGCAATACTCCGTTTACGGCTACCAAAACTAAGGAATAACATGACTGATAAATTATTCATACAAGATGGCGAAATTAAGCGCGAATTTACTAAAGAGGAATACGCGCAATACGATTTAGACCAAGCAGAGCAATCACAGTTAGCAGCTGAGGTTAAAACCAAGGCCGATGCTAAAGCTGCATTACTGGTAAAACTAGGTATTACAGCCGATGAAGCAGCCCTACTACTGGGATGAGTGCAATCAGTTATAACGGTTGGCCAGCATCTAAAGATGTTGAGTCGATCCGTATCAAGTCTTACGCGATCAAGGGCAGCAAGGTAAAGCTGCGCTGCGCCTATTTTGCTGCGCCTTTACTGGTGGCTTTTGCTGAGGACTTTAACGAGCTGATTGAGCCGATCGATGGCGGTGCGCTAGATGACTGGGGCTACTGCTACCGAGATGTTAGAGGCGTACCGGGCAAGTTAAGTAACCACAGCAGCGGCACGGCCATTGACCTTAATGCAACTAAACACCCGTTAGGTAAAGCTGGCACGTTCCCAGCTGAGAAAATTCCAATGATCCAGGCATTGACTAAAAAATACGGCCTTAACTGGGGCGGTAATTGGTTACGCAAAGATGAGATGCATTGGGAGATAGCACAAAATCCCGTAAAAACCGCAAAACTAATAGAAAAGTTAGGACTAAATTATGCCGACTAGCGCACAAGTAACAATAACCACTACAGCCACACTTTTAGTAGCTGCGAATATTATGGATCAAACAGTATGGCTACATAATTTAGGCGGCGGTGCTGTCTATTTAGGCGATGCTAACGTAACCACATCTAATGGTTACAAACTAGATAACGGCGATAAAATGCAAGTGCCTGTAGGAGATCATGAAGGCTTATATGGAATTGCTGCATCGGGTACGCATACGATTGCAGTATTGAAACAAGTCAATTAAGGGCATTTAGGAGTAAGACCATGAAAGAACAAGCTAAGGCCGCTGGCCTGTCATACCTACGCGCTGCTGTTAGCTGCGCTGCTGCACTTTACATGTCTGGTATCACCGATCCAAAAACACTAGCCAATGCTTTCGTTGCCGGGTTACTTGGGCCATTACTGCGTGCCATGAATCCTAGCGACAGCACTTTCGGCGTTAAGTAATGACGGCCGCCCAGTCGCTTATAGCTATAGCCATAGGATTATGTACGCTTATGGGGTTTGCGGCTGGGCTGGTTCGCCATCTAGTTAAGTATTACCTAAGCGAATTACGCATGGACAATAACGGCGGCCATAACCTACGCGGCCGTGTTGATCGCATCGAGGCCAAGGTTGATAGCATCTACGAGATGTTACTAAGCCGTTAGGCGTGTCGGTTATTGACCGCTGTCATACCTAGGCTTTACCCTTTATTTACACGTTAGGCAGGGCTACCTAATTCGGTGTAGCACGGCTTAACCCAAACAAGGGCGAAGTAAATGGATATAGAAAAAGTAGCAGTATTTGTAATAATGGTAAGTATTGCTTGGTTTATCGTAGGTTGGTCAGTCGGTTACAAAGAAGGCGTTAAGGATGGCTACAATCGTGGCCGCGCAGCTGGTATGCGTGTAGCTAGTGATCGTGTGGTTAAGTAATGGCTTTTGACCTAAATAACTATGAGGATGTAAACAGCCGCATTAAGCGGTTTAGGGAAACACATATCTCAGGCAGGATTGTTACTGAGATCGTTGAGATAAACGTGAAAGATGGTTATGTAATCATCCGTGCCAGCGTATTCCGTGAGCATGAGGATGTAGTACCGGCAGCTGTGGACTATGCCTATGAGCTGCGTACCGATCGAGGCGTAAACCGTGACTTTTGGATCGAGAACTGCAGCACTAGCGCAATCGGTCGAGCCATCGGGTTACTTATGCCAAGCGATGCACGGCCTACACGTCAAGACATGGAAAAGGTTGAACGCCTACAGGCTCAGCCTGCAGTAGAGGTTGATCTATGGGCTACTGCTATACCTGCAGTAAAGGTTGAAGGTGTTGGAAGTGTGCGCCCAGCTGCGGAAAGCATCGCAGACATAAAAGCGCAGCTAGGTGGCGAGATATTAGACCCTGCACCTGTCTGCTCACACGGCCGTATGGTTTACAAAGAAGGCACAAGCGAAAAGACTGGATCAAAATACCGGGGCTATACCTGTAGTAACAAATCACGCAGCGATCAGTGCAAACCAATATGGCTATAACTGAGATGGCGCAGATAGTTCAGGTTATATTAGATCGATCGCAGGAATTACAGGCAGCAGCTAGTGGGTTTGCCCGTAGCACAGGCGAGAAGGCTAATACGCCCGACCATGCTGGCCGCTACAACACTAAGATCAATTTTCATGAGTTTATAGCTGAGCATAGTGAAGCTGCTGGAGCTGAGATCGCAGTAGCGCAATACATGGGTATTCGTAACTTTATACCTACGGTCAATACTTTCCACGATGCACCAGACATCCAGGTAGGCAATCTAGGGTTCGAGGTCAAGTGGACTAAATACATAAATGGGCACTTAATCATCCATAAGGATTACCCACGCCTAACGGATGTGGCTATCTTATGCGTGAATAAGTCACCTGTCTATCAGATCGTAGGCTGGATGCCCGTGCTATGGGCTAAGAAGGTCAAGTATTACAACCCTGCCGATGGTAATTTTTGGATATCTCAGCGTGAGTTATTTGAGATGGACACATTGAGGAAGTCGATCTATGGCATTACTGAGGATTAACTGTCGGGTTTGCGCCAAGATCGGTAAGGGGATGCAAACACACAAGATCGTAGATGAATTTGTAAACCTACCGCCTAACGTTGTATGCGTTCAATGCTTAGGCTGTGGCGTTATGGGCATTGAAATGCTACTAAATAGCCAAGTACCTACAGATGAGGAGATATTGCATGACTAATGAACTAAAGATCAGCTGTAATTGCGAGGAATACAAAGAGATGAGCCTATCGGTTCACCTAGTCAATGGCATTATTCCGATCATCATAATCAAGTGTGAAAACTGCATGAGTGCCTACACAGTCATGCCTAATTCGGTGCAAAATGCCTAGCTACTTGTATCGCTGCGATCAATGCGGCGTGGAATTGGAGATGAATCACCCGGTAAATACACACGGCGATAGCAGTCCATTGTGCTGTAGCTACCCTATGATACGCGTGTTTAGCGCGCCATCGATCATATTTAAGGGGACTGGATGGGGTGGTAGTAAATGACTAAACAGCTTGGTGAGGAGTTCTACACAGTTGAGGATAACGGTGTGTATAACTATTGCTGCGATAGCATCCAATTTAAATATGTGTGTATAACCTGTGGAGAAAACGCAGGCTGCTACTTTTGCGACTTTAATCCAGATGAGAAGCATGGTTGTAATGAGTAGCGACACGCCCAAGACCCCGCGTAAATTCAAATGGATTTGGTTGGGTATGATACAATCTAGTCTTGTAATAGCATCTATAAACAATGCTTATGCTATTAATAATAATGATATAGAGAAAGAAAAATATAAACTCTATAGTCATATAAAACTAACTAACAGTAGGCAATACCTATGTTTAGAGAAGCTTTGGACTCGTGAGTCACAATGGAATCCAAGAGCTGATAACAAGAGATCATCTGCTTATGGAATACCACAGCTATTAAAGCTAAAGACTAATGATCCTTATAAGCAGATAGATGCAGGGTTGAAATACATATCGGCACGTCACTCCACACCTTGTAAAGCGTTGGCCTTTCATCTAAAGCATGGGTACTACTAATGGCTAAGCGAGGTGACCCACGCAGTCAGCGTAAGTACAAAGCGATCAGGCTTACAGTCCTAGCCAGGGATCAGTACACCTGCTATTACTGCAACCAGCCAGCTAATACAGTAGATCACATAATCCCAGTATCTCGATCTACTGAGGCTGAGGCTTATGATCCGAATAATATGATTGCTTGCTGTTCTCGTTGCAATAGCAAACGTGGATCTCGTAACCAAGGCGTTTTTTTAGCACAGACGGCTACCCCCCCTGCCTTTTCGTCCTGTTTATCCCCGAACATGGTAGAAACCGTCCACAAAGGCCCTATGACTGGTAATCTCTAGGAAATGAAACTAGAACTGGTAGAAAACCCACCACCCCTTACGGGGGCTGTCAGGCCTCGATTACATACGCCGTGGCTGGAAGGCGAATCTAAAGTAGATGCCATAATTAAACTCGCCGAGCTAATCGGCCAGCCCCTTTTAGAGTGGCAGATTGTAATCCTGCGAGATATGTGCGCCGTAGATGAAAACGATCAATTTATAAAAAAATCTAGCTTGTTAGTTTGCAGTCGCCAGTCCGGTAAGAGCCACGTTTTGCGTATGCGCGTACTAGCTGGGCTGTTCTATTTTGGCGAGATGAATATATTGATTATGAGCTCGCAGATGCTTATGGCCTCTAAGTCGCTTGAGATCATGGCAGGCATCATCGATCGTAACGAGTTCTTACGCAGCCAGGTAAAGGGCGGAAATATCGAGAAGGCTTACAAGCGCACTAACGGCAATAACCGAATCATCTTAGAATCGGGCGCGGAAGTGCGCGTAGTAGCTGCGACTGCAGACTCTAGCCGTGGATTAACGGCCGATGTGGTTTGGATCGATGAGCTGCGCCATGTTGGTACAGAGGCGATGGATGCCGTAAAGAGCACGACCTTAACGCGCCCTAATTCGCAGCGTTTTTACACGTCTAACGCTGGCTTTAAAGATAGCCACGTCCTAAATGACATGCGCGAAAGATCGCTAAACAAGCCGCCTAAGTCGGTGGGCTATTACGAGTACAGCGCGCATGATGGCTGCGATATATGGGATCGATCGGCCTGGGCGATGGCTAACCCGTCTTTAGGTTACCTAATTACCGAGGCCGCGATCGAGGAGATAGTCGCTACATCTGATTACAGCGCGGTAATGACTGAGAACTTATGCAAGTGGGTAGGCACGGATCTATCGCCGTGGACACCTGGCAGCTGGGATGAGTGCGCCGATCCTGAGCTAATCCTGTCGCCTGGCATGTATTCGATGTTTGCCTTTGACATTGAGCCGCACTCTAAACGCCACGCAGCTTTAATGGCTGGGGCTATATTGCCCGATGGCCGCATAGGTATAAGCCTGGTTAAGACTTGGGAGTCAGATCGCGCTATTGATGAGCTAAAGATTGCCGTAGATATAAAGGCTTACTGCGATGACTGGATGCCTAAGCAAGTCCTGTTCGACAAATATACCGGGCAGGCTATTGCCGATCGCCTGCATAATTCTGGCGTAAAGATAGAGGACTGCTCAGGATCGCAGTTCTACGTTGCCTGCCAGACCTTTAAAGATTACATAGATAACAAGCGCGTAGTTCATGGCAATCAAGAATTCTTAAATGAGTCCATGGATAACGTAGCTGCTAAAAGCAACGATCAAGCCTGGCGTATCATCCGCAAACGCAGCAGCGGCAGCGTAGCCGCGCCAATTTCAGCGGCCATGCTCGTAATGCACCTATCTAAGCCAATGCAGGAAGCCAAGATATACGCCTAGCGACACGCCGAACAGAATCGGTAATGTGCTTGACAATTTGAGAAAATCCCACCTATGGGATTACTGGAAACTTTAGGCTTTAAGGGTAAGGCAGAAGTTACTGCTCAATATGCCCCTGCCATCATGGACAGTACATACGGCGCTGGCATGTACAGCTATAACAGCGGCCTATCTAACTATGGTTATGGCGTTGCGATCGATCGCAATTTAGCACTCCAGGTTGCATCCGTAAGCCGCTGTAGAAACCTTATTGCTGGCGTAATCTCCAGCATCGATCTTGGATTATACAAAAAATCTACAGGTAAAAAATTAGAAAGCCCACTATGGCTAGATCAAATGGATATTCGCCAACCGCTTAGCGTGACCCTGGCATACCTAGTTGATGCGTTGCTGTTCTACGGCGTGGGCTATCTAAAAGTCCAGTCAATTTATTTTGATGACCAACGCCCATCAGGTTTTGAATTTGTACCTAACACGCGCGTTACAGTAACTACAAATAAGTACGGCGATGAAGTTGAGTATTACTCAGTAAATGGTGAACGCGTACCGATGTCTGGTATTGGTTCGCTAGTTACATTTCAATCGCTATTGCCTGGAGTATTACAAACTGGCGGCCGCACTATCCAAGCTGCGTTAGATATTCAAAAGGCTGCAGCAGTTGCAGCAGCTACGCCAATGGCAACTACCATCCTAAAAAATACCGGCGCTGATCTGCCTGAAGCGCAGGTACAAGGTTTACTAGCTGCGTGGAAAGCCGCGCGTAATAATCGCAGTACCGCATATTTGACTAGCACTTTAGAGGCGCAAAATATTGGCTTTAGCCCTAAAGATATGACATACAACGAAAGCAGCCAGTACCTTGCTACTGAAATTGCGCGCTTAATGAACGTGCCTGCGTATTACATTTCTGCAGATATGAATAACAGCATGACATATCAAAATATTTTAGATGGCCGTAAAGAATTTGTGGCGTATTCACTACAGCCATTTATTAGCGCGATCGAAAATCGTTTAAGCATGGATGATCTAACTGCTCACGGCAACGTAGTGCGCTTTGCTATTGATGAGACTTTCTTGCGTGCAGATACTATGGCGCGACTAGATGCAATAGAGAAAATGTTAAACCTTGGTTTGATAGATATAGGACAAGCTCAACAGATGGAACAATTAACGCCTAATGGATCAGGAGATACTGCAAATGTTGCACTTAACGTTTAATAACGCGATCGAGGCTGCCGATACAGAACGCCGTATGATCTCAGGCAAGATTGCGCCATACGGCGAAGTGGGTTACACATCCGCCGGGCCTGTCGTATTTGAACGCGGATCAATTTCAATTCCAGATGTAACAAAAATCAAACTACTAATGCAGCATGACAGCACAAAGCCAGTAGGTCGCGCTACATATTCCAGCGATGATGAAAGTGGCATGTATGCATCCTTTAAAATTTCAAGTAGCAGCCGTGGACAGGATGCGCTTGTACTAGCTCAGGAAAACCTTGTATCTGGCTTATCCGTTGGTGTGGATGTATCCGCATCGAAGCAGATGAAAGGCTACCTGTTAGTTACCGCTGCAGTCCTGAAAGAAGTAAGCCTAGTGGAGTCGGCTGCTTTTGATTCAGCGGCCGTAACTGATATTGCAGCCGCTAAAGCTGCTTTAGAAGCAGCAAACAGCACAAAAACCACAATCATCCATACAGAGATGATTGAAACCGAAACCGAAACCGAAACCGAAAGCGAGGAGACTGTGACTACAGCCCCTATTGATACACCGGATGTACCGGCAGAAAAACCAGTCGAGGCTGCACCAGTTCAAGCAGCTCGCCAGATTATTCGCCCATCCGTATTAGACAGCCAGACAGTCCGTACACCGATTACATCTATGGCAAAGTACACAGAGCATAAGATTAAGGCTGCATTAGGCAACCAAGATTCCGTGCTTTACATTACTGCAGCCGATGATGATTTCAGCACTAACCCAGCATTTAGCCCAACACAATACCTATCAGAGTTTCCTACAAATACACGTTTTGGAACACCTGCAATCGATGCATGTTCACGCGGCGTATTGCCAGCAAGCGGCATGACAATTAACGTGCCATCTCTTGTTACATCAGCAGGCGGTAAATCAGGCGTTGCACCAGTTGTAACAGTTGAAGCTGAAGGCGGCGCAGTTGCAAATACAGGTATGGTTACAGAATACCTATCAGGCACAATCAGCAAGTATTCAGGTATGAACACAATCAGCATTGAATTGCTAGAACGTTCAGACCCTAATTTCTATGCTGAACTAACACAGCAACTACAGAACGCTTACCTAAAGACACTAGATACAACAGTATTAGCTGCGATGATTACAGCAGGTACTGCTGCAACTACTGCACAAGCTGCTACATCTGCAGGCATTATTGGTTACGCATCAGAAGCTGCTCGCCTTGTATATGAGGCAACTGGTTACTACGCACAGAACTACGTTGCTAATGGTTCACAATGGCAGCTACTAATGGGTGCATCAGATACAACTGGCCGCCCAATCTACTCAGCATCTCAGCCAATGAACGCAGGCGGCTTAACTCAACCTGGTTCAATCCGCGGTAACGTGCTTGGCCTAGATCTATATGTCGATAAGAACTTTTCAGCTACTACAACAGTAGATGACTCAGCAATTATCCTTGCACCAGAAGCATTTACCGTTTACCAATCACCACAGGCATATATGTCTGTAAATGTTGTAAGCAACCTACAGGTACAGGTAGCGATCTACGGCTACATGGCAACAATCGCCAAGATGCCTAAGGGAATTATCCGTTACAACTTCACCTAAGAAATAACCCTAATAGTCGGTGGGCGATTAGCCCTTTCGCCCACCGACCCCTACTAAGTAAGGAGTTCCGATGCCAGCTAGTTACGTTACCGTAGCCGAGCTACGTGCCAATTTAGGTATCGGTTCTCTTTACTCAGATAGTACGGTCGAGGAGTGTTGCCAAGCTGCACAGGATCAAATTAACAGTTTCCTTTGGTTTGATTCTGCGCCAGTCGTGGGGACTGCATTGGTAAGCAACGTTGCCACCGTAATGTTGGCCAACCCTGGTTTATTTACCGTTGGAGAATCGGTGACTATTGCCGGGGCTGGCTCTACATTTAACGGCACTTACACAATTACTGCCACGTTGCCATTTAGCACAGGCACTACAAATTTATTGCCAGCATTTAATATGCAGCTAAATTATTACCAGCAACCACAGGGTTATAGTTTTATTCAGTTTGCTAAGACTGCAGCCGATCAAAACTTTAGGCGCGTAGTGCCATCAGGCACAGCTACAGGCGAGGATACAAAGACAGCCACCTACGTCAATACAGCAAGCGTTAGACAAAGTGCGATGATCTTGGCAGTAGATATTTGGCAGGCTCGCCAGGTATCCCAGACAGGCGGCGTAGGACTAGATGGCTTTAGCCCTAGCCCTTATCGCATGGGTAACAGCATGATAGGCAAGATACGCGGCCTACTAGCCCCGTACCAGAGTCCGAATAGCATGGTGGGGTAAATGCCTACGGCAGCTATTACAACCCTGCGTAGCACCATCGCAACGGCTTTAACCAATAACGGCGTATGGTCGGTATTCGCATACCCACCTGCAACCATCCTGGCTAACAGCTGCGTGGTAATCCCAGCCGATCCATACCTAACGCCTAGCAATAACAGCTACATAACTATTTCGCCTATGGCTAATTTTAAGATTTTGCTAACCGTGCCAATGTTTGACAATCAGGGCAACCTGCAGGGCATTGAGGATTTTATCGTTGCGGCTTATACAAAACTAGCTGCATCTAATCTTGTATTTAATATAACTAGCGTTAGCGCGCCCGGTGTATTAAATGCTGATAGCGGCGATTTATTAACCGCCGAATTTAATATATCCATACTAACGAGCTGGAGTTAAAATAATGTCATACACAGATGAGGATATTGCCTTCTTAATTAAAATTGGGCAGATCGAAGCAGCACCAGTAAAAGATACAAAACCTAAAGCACCTGCAACCGAGAAAACAGAGGAATAACTAATGGCCGTATATTTAAGCAATACCGTTGTAGTAACATTGAACTCAGTCGTATTGACTGACCATGTAACGGCAGCCACAATTAATAGAGTTTTTGACGAATTAGAAGTTACTGCGATGGGCGACACAGCTCATAAGTTCGTTAAGGGTTTAGAGGCAAGCACTATTACTTTAGATTTCCTAAGCGATACAGCTGCTGCAAACGTAAACGCAACGCTACAAGCTGCCTGGGGTACAACAGTACCAATTACGCTAAAGCAGACAAGCGCAGTGGTATCAGCTACTAACCCGCTATACAGCACCACAATTTTGGTAAATAACACTACCGATATTAACGGCGCAGTAGCAGACATCGCTACACAAAGCATTACATTTACTTGTAATTCACCAATCGTAATTACAACTAGCTGATAAACAGAATAGGGGCTAACAGATGGCTAAGTTAAAGATCACAAAGGCTGATGGTTCATTATCTGAACACCAGATAACACCATCGATCGAATACGCGTTTGAGTTATATGCTAAAAAAGGTTTTCACAAAGCCTTTCGAGATGACGAAAAGCAGTCGGATGTTTACTGGTTAGCGTGGGAGTGTTTAAGAGCTGGCGGCGAGACCGTGCCAATGTTTGGCGCAGAGTTTTTAAAAACACTAAAAAAGGTTGAGGTTTTGGATGATGACCCGGAACTATAGGGCGTGACTCGTTTACTTACTTGGTTGCACGGATCAGTTTGGAAACGGGTATCGCGCCCAATGATTTACTAGCACTAGACAGCAGGATGTTTAAGACTTTACTGCAGGCAATGAAAGATCGAAATAAGGAGATGCGAGATGCCAGTACAGGTAAAAGGCGGCATTGAACTCCGTAAAGCCCTAAAGAAATTTACACCGGATCTAGCTAAAGAAACACAGAAAGAAATGGGTAGTTTGCTAAAACCTATTACAGCTAAGGCGCGTGGCTTTATTCCATCCCAAGCACCTTTATCGGGCTGGGGTAAAGCATCAGTCAATGCTAGATGGTATTGGGATGGTCGTGCGGCTAAAAAAGGCGTAGGTTACAAAACAACGCCAAGTAAGCCTAACCGATCAGGTTTTAGATCGTTAGCTCGTATACAAAATGCATCGATGTCTGGCGCAATTTATGAAACTGCAGGGCGTAAGAATCCAGGCGGAAACTTTAGCCCACGTTTACCAGGTTCATTAGTAGGCAGTCGCAAAATGGCTGGTCGCGCAATCTTTCGCGCATGGTCAGAGGATAACGGCAAGACTAACGCAGCTGTTATTAAAGCTATTGAGTCTGCCCGGGATAAGTTTAATGCGGCTGTGGGGTATAACTAATGGCCGTTGATCCATCAGTAAGAGTTGATTTAGCTGTTGAATATAAAGGCAAAAAGGCTTTTGACCAAGCAGATAAGGCCACACAAAAATTAACTAATAATGTTAAGAAATTAGCTGGTGCTTTTGGTGTGGCTTTTAGCACTAGAGCTATTGTTAATTTTGCTAAGGAATCCGTCAAGGCGTTTGCTGAGGATGATGCCGCTATAATTGTGCTTAGACAGAACCTAAAGAATCTAGGCTTGGCTTATGAAAATGTTAATGCTGAAACTTTTATAAGCAAATTAGAACAACAAGCAGGTATTTTAGATGATGAATTAAGGCCAGCCTATTCGCAGTTGGCAAAGGTAACTTTATCAGCTGTTAAAACACAGGAGTTAATGACTTTAGCCGTTGATCTGTCTCGATCGACTGGTCTTGAATTTTCAACAGTAATTAACACTTTAAGCAAAGCTTATATTGGAAACTATAAAGGGTTAAAGCAATTAAATATAGGATTAACTGATGCTGAGTTAAAGACAAAAGATTTTGCTGAAATTCAGGCAATACTTATTAAGCAAAGCCAAGGTGCAGGCAAAGCGTATATCGAGACTTTTGCTGGCTCTATAGATAAGTTGGCTGTTGCATCGGCTAACGCTAAAGAAATTATAGGCGAAGGTCTGGTTGATTTATTTGTAGATCTAGCCGGTAATGGTGACATAAATAAAGCGACAGATAACATAAATACTTTTGCTAGAGCTGTTAGCGACTTATTAAAAGATGTCGATAAACTTACTTTACTTGATTATTTAGGTGTTTTTCTTACAGGAAGTATTACTAAGGAAACATTTGATAAATTAAACCAAAGACCAGGTGGCGGGTTTACTGACTCACAAAATGCTGCTCGACTTGCTGCTGAGGAAAAGGCTCGAAAAGCGGCAGCGGCTGCTGCTGCTAAAGCCGCTGCTGCGCGAGCCGCTGAAATAGCAGCTGAAAAGAAGCGTCGTGCTAAACAAAAGGCTGATGCTGCTGCACTGTTAGCAGCTGAAAAAAAGGCTGCTGCTCAAAAAGCAATATTGGCTAAAGCTGATTCCATGTTTAATTTAGATCAGATTCAGATTGAAGCTGCGTTAAAGGGTAAGATCTCAGACAATGAAAGATTACGCCTAGAGTTACAGCGTGCAATTCTCAACGAGGATTTTGAACTAGCAGATAAGTTACAGAAAA